TCAAGTCCTCTCGCGCTTGTTCAAGCATCCTATTTGCAAGGTATTGCGCTTGCACAGAATCATTGACCAAACCTAAAGTAATTGTGTATTTGTTATCAGGCTCATTGGCAAACAACAATCCTGAAGGAGTGTTCAAGTAAACGTAATCTGATTGGTCGCGGTTTAACTTGCTGGGAAACTGCGCCTGAATCTGGTTAATACTAGAAGCAATATCAAACGCACTAACGCGAATTTCGCCAACAATATTTGAGTCATTAAAAACAAATGATTCAGTTTCTGCTCTATTAATAACAATAGACCATTTACCAGTTGCAGCGTTGTATTGATTCCATGAATCACAAGCCAACATGATTTGATCAAGGTTAGACAATACGTCTTGGCCTGTATCCATTACACCGTTAATTCGGTAACGAGGCTGAGTAGAAGAACCGCCAGCCGCAGGGGTGTAGGTAATTGTTTGGTCAGAATAACTATTTAATTCAATTGCTTTTATATCATCGACAATGCTTGCATCCATTGCACAGCCATACTTATCATTTGTGATGTAGTCATACCAAACGTCGCCCGGCTTTGCCACACCTGTGCTGTTCAAATAATGCGAAGCCCTGAAGGTGATGGGTTGCATTTGCGTTGTGCCAGCATCCCTGTTGTAAACCATCTTCACAATAGCAAACGCCAAGCCATTCATTTGGCGACCGCTAGAAGGCCATCTTTGGCCCACAGCAATATCAGAGCCACCCATCACAGAATTAGGCAACGCAGAACCATTTAACGCAGTAATAGTCCCTGCTTCGTTAGATTTGTATAGGTTGATATAAAGGTTGCCAGAAATCTTTGTCTGAACATTTCCGGCGCCATCAGTCAGGCTTACTACTTTTGTTGGGTCAGTGCCATCAAATGTAATTGTCTGGTCTTGCCAGTACATCTTTGTTGTGTCAAAAGAAAACTGACCATTAGGGCTAATCTGAGATATAGCCAAAACATAGTACATTGTTTTCTGGTCTGTTGATAACACGGCATCAACAAATACACCGCCAAGGTAAGCATCGCCATAAACGATTGGAATACTATTTGTGGTGGATGGTGGCACTTGTTGGCGAACACCGTTATCCACATTTTGATTGGCATTTCCTGAAGTAAACACGCGAGTCACAATTGTGGAAACAGCAAAGTTAATGGCAAACCTTGCTGCAAGCAATGTCATGCCAGTTAATTCAAGCCCCATTGCGGCTAATACAAGTGTGGATGGCATTTTCAGTCCCTAAAAAAAGTTACTTCAAGCGGTTTGTAACCACGCTTTGTATAGTCTATCAAAGGAGAATTTGCCATTACCGTAGTGCAAACAAAATCTACCCGTTTATTGTTCAGCATATCTTGTGCAAGTTCATCAAACTTAATCCACAATTTGCCACCAATAGATTTACCTCGATGCTCTGGCATCACCCACCAAGCCAACTCACGCAATTCCAGAATTTTAGGACACCATACATTTGGCGTAATGATGGCAGCAATCATGCCTCGGTGGTCATCATCAATCAGGATGAATCCCCGACCACTTAGCATTTGAAATATTAAATGCCCAACATGGTCTGAGTTATGTGCATCTGGTCTTGTCAAAACGGGGATAGGCGCTTCTTTTGCATACTCCCGCATCATCCATACCAAAACTGGAATATCGTGTCTTGTAGCCTGTCTTATCATGTCTATGCTTCTTGTGAGGCAAAACCAGAATCAGATGGTGAATTAGTTGCAGATTGACTACCTTGCACAGGCGGTGAACCAAAGTCAAAGTAAGTTGAGGCAATGACAGGAACTCTGTCCATGCTTGTGTCGCTAGGGTAAAAGTTCTTCCATACCGATGGGTTAGTCTTTAATCCGCTAATACGGTTTTGCAAGATGGTCCGGAATGATGAGCAACTGATTGAACAAGTAGCCACCCGCGACCGCATCTGCTGATTCCAATCCTCAGTCACAGAAAAGTTACCAACATAACCCTGATACCGTTTAAAAAACTGCAAGGTTGGAGTTGTGATAATTTGGTTGTTGGAATCAAAGAATCCGCGCCAAATTTCTACCAATGAACCTTTAATATCTGCACCAAGAATGACTGCCACATTAGCGCCATCAACACCAGTTAAAGCAATCGTAAGGTCGCCACTAGTCGCCTTAGTCTCGCGTTTAATGTCGCCAATGCTTAACAGGCTTCCCAAGTTGCTGTAAGTAGTTCCACCTACAGTAATGGGTGATGCTGCATTGCAAAAACTATAGGTGTTTGTGGCAGTTGTCAATTTGACAAACTCGCCATAGTTAATTGATGGGCTAGATAAAGCCGCTATTGTTGTACTCATCCTGTAATGTCCTCTCTAAATACAAAAGGCGCATCCCATGCAACAAACGCGCCATTAGTCATTGGGTTGAGTGTATAGGTAGGACAGGTTTCTGCCAACATATAAAACGTGCAAGCAGAACCAACCGCAGTCAACGTACCAACGCTAGGCGTTGAAATAACAGGTCGGTGTAGGGTGACATTCACTGTAGAGCCAGAGCCTCGCAAAACGTTATCTGTGACTTTGTAAGGGTATAAACCTAATTGAAGAAAGTCGCCAGCCTTAAACACATAAGCAGAAGATGAAACAGAAGGCAAGTTACCCACGGAAATGGTTGTTGCATTAGCCGATGGAGATGATGCCAATGTCAAAGCATTTACTTGCCCTGTTGTTAAGTCGCCTTGATAAGCGACAAACCAAGACAGATTTGTACTGGCAAATGAAATGCTTTCAGGCAACTGGCGATCTTTATTGTCAATGGCTTGAATGACATTACGAACCTGTGGGTAATACAAGTAGTTGTGTGGTGTAACAGTAAACACCCAAGGCACAGAAGTAAGGTATTGAGCAACTCTGACTTGACCTGAACGGCTTACTTGTTGACCAACAGTCCTACGGTTATTCACCGTCATGGATTGCTGAATATCAAATATTGTCTGTAGCGACATTATGTTCTCCCGTAATTTGTAGCAAGGTTTTTCTCACCGTATTTATTTGCCGCCCAAATAGCCGTAGAACTTCCAAGCAGTCTGTCTTCAAATGACTTAGTGTCAATTGCGTTGATGTTGTAATTGGTGACGTTTGTAGTTCCACCAACACCAGCCAAAGCATGATTTGGGATAATTGTTCCCGCAGTTCTTGGCACAAACAACTCAGGGCCGCGCTCGCCAACCACGCTGACTTGGCCAACAGTAGGATTGCCACCGTTAGCGTAGCCAGGCATCCCTAGAACTGATGCTGGTTGATATGGATTTGGCCCAACGCCAAACAAAGAACTCAAGAAACTAGTGGCCATTGCTTTCATTTGCATGGCAATAATGTCTTGAATAATGCTTCTGGCCAAGTCTTTAAAACTTGCCTTGCCAGTACGCACAAATCTGTCAATGGCAGATTCCATATTGCCCATCAAAGAATCAAAGGCTTTTGCGCCCATTTCTAATTCTGTTGGCATATCACGCAAGAATCTTTGCGCTTGTTTTGTAATGCCTTCTTCAAAAGTACCCTCGCGCAAACCTCTTGTTAAACGATATTTTTCTTTTGCAATGGCTAATGATTTCTCTGCCAAAGCAGTTTCACGAGCCTCTGCCTCTGCCCTTGCTGTTGCGGTCAAATCTCTACGCGCATCAATTTCTTCAAGATTTCTTGAAAGTTGTTGACGAATCAACATCTGCTCACGCTCTAGCGCGTAATCTTCTTGACGTTTATTGCTGGAATTCATTTCCAATAACATCAATTCTTTTTCGTTTTCTAGTGCAATGCCCATCAACCTTTGACGTTCTGCAACTGCGCCATTTCCTTTTTCGTAAGAACTAAAGAAATCTGCTCTTGCCTTTGCATCTTCTTCCGCTGCCTTTTGTGCATTAGCCGCACCTTGCGCGTACAGTTGCATCTCTCTTTTTCGAGCCGCTTCTGCTTCTTTAGATTCTTGAACTACACGGCCACCACCACCGCCTGCGGTTGGCTTTTTAATATCTGTGCGCCTTGGGTCGTTTCCGGTACGCCCGTAACTTATCCCCATTGCTTGCGCTTCAAAGAAATCTAGGTTTTGTCTTTGCGAAGCACGATAAGCATCGTATTTTTTATTTCCCTCAATTGCCGCATCAATACCTTTGGTAACTAAAGTAACGGCATTTTCGTAAGTATGCTTAATTTCATCGGCAATACCTTTAAAGACAAATGCAACATTAGCACCTAGAACTGCAATTGTTTGAAATACAGTTTTAAAAATACCGCTAAGTGATATTCCATAATCACTCATTGTTTTCATATATTCAATGGTTGACTTTAGAATTGGACCTAACTCTGTGGCCAATACAACCATCACATCGCGTGAGGTTTGCGCCAACAAATCATAAGTATCAGCCGCGGCTTTAATTGCTTTTTCTTGTTGCTCAATAAGCGGATTGGCTTCTGCCATCTTGTCAGCAAAGCCAACCATGTCCACGCCTTTGGCCGCTTTAGAGAAAATCTCCATCGCCTTGGCATTGCGTGTAACTGGGTCTTCAATTTTGGATAGATTGGCAACCAACTTATTAAGCAATTCCTCTTGGGAGAGTTTGCCTAAATCCTTTAAAGACACGCCTAAAGCAATTGCAGTCTTTTGAGCCTTATCTGAGCCACCAGCCGCCTCGTCAATAAACTTTGCAAACGCTGACAGCATCTTGCCTGCGTTGTCTGCTTTGCCGCCAGAATTGGCCAAAGCATTGGATAACTGCAAAACTGTACCAATTGCAACTTCATTGGCTTCTGCTACGTCTGCCAAATCATCAGCGTATTTAATTGCCGCGGCACTGGCGGCCACCAAAGCGGTTGCAGCAATCTTGCCGTATTTTTCAGCAGATTGGCTGAACTGTTCTAGTTTCTTTCCAGCCGCGTCTAAGCCCTTGCTAAACTCCGCTGAAT